GCTTATAGGGATGATACAAATACAATCCAAATACAGGATGATCAGTGGGTTCCTGAATACAGTGGAGAAACTGGCACAGAGGATTCGATTCTAAACCGTGCTGATTTTTTACGTAAGTTAAGAAACAATCCAATACTATCAGGTGAATTACCAGTTTTTGGTTCTGGAGCACAAGGTAATACACTCAGTTTAACAAGACAGTTTCAATTTAAAACAGTAATGTCCACTAAACTTGCTAGTATGGTAGCAATATCAGCTCAAGCTAATACAGATTCTGTAAATTCTATTGACCATTCATCCCTAAGTTATTTAAATCAGCACTACACAGATAGATACAAGCCTTATGTTCAAAATCCATCTAGTCCAAAAGGAAGCAACAACGATTCAACAAATAAAAATTTACAAGAATCAAACAACCAAAAGATAGCCAACATATTTAACCTGCATATTATTAATATCTATAGTAACGCTAAGCTCGATCCTGACAAAATTCAAATGGCTAAGAACTACTATATTGAACGTATGTCACACGTTAAGTCTGGTGATCCAATTACTTCTGCAGCTCCGTTCATACCTGCTGATTTAGAAATGACAATAGATGGTATTAGTGGCATTATAATGGGTAATGGTTTTACAATACCTGCAAATAGATTACCAATATCCCTCAGGGAAACCACAGGTGATGGTAGAAGTTTTTCTAAGGTTGGTTTTATAGTAACTGGCTTGACACACATTATTCAAAATAACGAATGGTTGACTAGATTTAAGGGTCAGATGATTAAATTAAGAACCGACCAGCAAAATTTCACTACAGTTAGTGCTCAACCACAGACAATAGCACCAACACCTACCATAACGTCTACCGGTCTAACAGGAAATATTATTGAAGATGCAGTTAATTTTATCAAGTCTCATGAACAATTAGCATCTACACAAAAACTAAACACTACACAACAAAACAAAACCGACATAGCGTATGCTCCTTCTAACCCAAGCCCAAGTTTAATTTTATATCCTTATAACTTAGAAGGAAACAAAAGACCTGATGGATCTTTTAGATTAACGATAGGATGGGGTACTTATGATACTTATAGAACAGGAGTTAAAGCAAATCAACCTATTCTACCAACTGATACTATAACTGCACAACAAGCTGAAGATAATTTAAGAACAGAGATAGCAGGTTTATATAAAACTTTAGTAGCCGATGCAACTAGTAAAGGTATAACTCTTACAAATGGTCAGGCAGTTGCACTATTAGATATAGGATATAATACTGGCGAAGTAACAAACAATCCTTTATACCAGTCATTAATAAGTAAAACTAACCCTAATCTTAACGCTATTACATCCTTTCGTGTTGGAACACAGTTTAAAGGTGCCTTAGTAGATAGAAGAACAGAGGAGTATAATAAATTTATAGCTTAGATATGTCATTAAAATACTACCCACAAACACAAATAAGACAAAATCTCTACACAAGAGGTGGTGAGTTTACTTTATCTAATGGTGCAAGCTACACAGGTAAGTACTATATCACTTCTGATGGTGGAATCTACGCAGGAGCTAATCCAGCTACAGGTACTAATCAAAGCTTAACCGCAGTAACTTCCAATAATACCGGCTTTTCCCAAGCTCAAAGTACCTATGCAACTGCTACATCTACTAACAGTTTGCCTTTAACTCAAACTATAACAAAATCCGACCTTGCATTAACTACCTTGACACCTTACTATCCAACACCGCTTCCAACAGACTATGCAAGAGGTTATTTTACAAGGTATTTTGCTAAATACGTGACAGGAACTGGTTATGTTGTAGAAATATCACAAACAGATTGGACTAAGATTCAAAATGGACAGGTATCATCCACTAGTTTAGGATATTTGAGTACTAATATTCTTTGGCAATTAACAGGACCATTACACAACACCAGAGTGTCTCAGTATCAAATTATAGGCGGTGTTTACGACACAAACAAAAGAACAACAGAAGCAGCAGCTGTTAATTTCGTTGGTTTGGTAGCTTTTATAGGTGGAAACTATACTAAGTTTGCACAAATAACACCAAATGTTGCTACTTCGGGAAGTAAGTAGTGGGTATGTATTTTATGTGACTTTTTAACTATTTATTAGTATGAAAGTTTGCAATATATGTAAAGCATCTAAGCCTCTTACTGACTACTATAAGCATAGTAAAACAAAGGATAAGCGCCAATCCAAGTGTAAAGATTGTGAAAAAGCAATTCGAAAAAAAATTAGACAGGATGATCCAGGACATTACTACAGGTTAAATCCCGATTACCATAAAAGCTATCTTAAAAAGTGGGGACAAGAGAACAAAGAAAATATACGAGAAATTCGAAAAAAACATTATAATAAAAAGTTAAAATTTGATCCCCTTTATAGACTAAGAGCTAGTGTAGGATCTAGAATGAGAGGATGTTTAAAGTCTCAAAATAAGAAAAAACTAGGAAGTGCTGTAGACTACCTAGGATGTGATTACCAATACTTAAAATCTCACATCGAGTCTAAGTTTACAGAAGGAATGTCTTGGGATAACTATGGCGATTGGGAAATTGATCACATACATCCAATATCAAAAGGAGGTAGTTTTCACTACACTAACTTACAACCGTTATGGTGGCAGGATAACTTAAAGAAATCAAGTAATTTGTTGGATTAATAATCTAGATGTTGTATATTAATTAAAAATAAAGGTTATACAAATGGCATATTTTATTATTGAGACCAAAGAACAGATAGCTCAGCTACCTAAGGTAGATAAATGCTTCATCGATCTAATATCCTTATCAGAAGAAGCACACCCTCAACTCACTTCACCGTGTGTACTATACTATAACGACTTCAATAAAGGGTATATCATACCGTTTAACCATACAGAAGCGTTTTCACTAACGATTGAAGACGTAAAACCACTGTTAGAATGTAGAGTTTATCTGTTAGATCTTAAATGGCACGCACAAATACTCAATCTACAAACTACAAACTGTATAGATTTATATCAAACTATCCTAGATACTGAAGGAATCATTAAGGATTTTAGCTGTTACACCAATGTACATAGTGATTACTACCGTAAATTTATGTATTCTGAGGATGTTAACACTTTAATACCTATTTCTAAGCATTATGAGAGATGTGAATGTATGTTTGAGACAGTTAGACCTTACATAGGATTGAGTGGAAATTTACCGTGGTTAAATGCCTATACGGATGCATATAAATGGGTCGAAGAACAAGGTATTTGTATAGATGAAAAGCTCTTTGATAAGTACTTTGAGCCGGTTTGGAAGGCAAGATCGATTAAGAATAATAGGATTTATACGAGTTATAACTTATACAACATAACTTCAAGACCAACCAATGCGTTTAACGGTATTAATTTCTTAGCTTTTACTAAGGATAACCATTCAAGGAGTGCTTTAGTACCTGAAAACGATGCGTTTGTGGAGTTTGACTTCGATGGATATCATCCTAGATTGATTGCTAACATGATTAGTGTGCCTTTTCGGAACAATAAATCAGTTCACGAATTATTAGGACAGCAGTATTTTGGTAAAGCAGAGCTTACTCCAGAGGAATACCAAGAATCTAAGAAGATTACCTTTAGACAATTGTATAATGGGGTAGAAGATCAGTATAAGGATATATTCTTTTTTCAACAAGTAGTTGAATTAGTAAAAGCAATCGAAGCAGAATACAAAAGTACAGGACAAATTCAACTACCAAACGGTAGAATACTCAGACAGAGTGGGTTTACAGCACAGAAACTATTCAATTACTACATACAATGTCTTGAAACGGTCAACAATGTTAAGAAATTAATCAAATTAAAAGAGCTTTTCAAAGATAAAAAGAGTAAGGTTGTGTTAGTGGTGTATGATTCTATTTTAATAGACTACTCAGCAGAGGATCCTAAAGGATTTCTAGGTGAAATTAAGGCTGTATTGGAAGAAGATGGCTTTAGAGTGAAAGCTCAAAAAGGATTAAATTATGACTTTAACACTAAAAGCTAACTATTTATTATGGAATATTTAGAACTAACCCAGGATCAATTGAAGAATAAGTTATTTTGCACGTTTTCAGCCAAGGACAAGATCGAAGATACCCTTACCACTATTAAAAGTGAATATACAATTATGTATGGTAAGATTTTCGTTTTGGAATCAGAAGAATCTGACGAATACTTATGCACTTACAACATAGAACTTGATGGTAGCAGCACAAAGGTTCTCCCGAACACAATACTTTTACACAGAAAAAAAGAGTCTAACACTCTTTATACAATTAACAGCCTTAATTTACTAATTAAATCACTAAACGAAGGTGTATTAGATACTTCATTTAGAATTGATTGGCTAAACTACAAAAACACAATTCTTCTTACTCAAGGAGATGATCTCAAAAAACTTTCTACAAAAATTCTTAAGATAGTTAACATTTAGTTGCTATAATGAGTTTTCCTTCGTACCTTTCTTAGGTAAGTATTTTATCAATTAACAATAAAACAGAGACAAGATGGATTTATCTAGTATCAAGTCTAAACTAGCTGCCTTACAAAACCCAAGGCAGGGTGGTGGACAAAAGAGAGACATGAGTTTAATTTTATGGAAACCAACAGTTGGAAAACACATGGTTCGGTTGGTTCCATCAGTAGTAGATGCTTCAAACCCTTTCAGAGAGGTGTATGTGCACTACGGAATTGGTAATCGTACAATGATTGCTTTAAACAACTTTGGAGAGAAAGATCCAATCGTAGAATTCGCTAAGCAATTAAAAGCTTCAGGCGATAAAGAAAATTGGTCTTTAGCTAGAAAGTTAGAACCTAAGATGCGTGTATTTGCACCAGTTATCGTTCGTGGTGAAGAAGAAAAAGGTGTACGTTTATGGGAATTTGGTAAACAAGTGTACCAAGAGTTGTTAAGTATTGCTGACGATCCAGATGTAGGTGATTACACTGATCCAATTCAAGGTCGTGACATTACAATTGAAACAACTGATCCTGCAACAAACGGAACAAGCTACAATCAGTCTAAAGTACGTGTTCGTACAAAAATTACTCCTTTATCCGAAAATGCTAATGAGGTTAAGAAATGGTTAACAGAACAACCAGATGCATTTACTATCTTTAAGAAGTACAGTTACGATGAAATGAAAGAATCATTGCTTGCATGGTTACATCCTGAAGAAACAGCAGAAGAAGCAGAAGTTACACCTGTAACAGCACCAGTTAATGATATTCGTGCTGAAGTAGAGACTAAGCAAGTAGTTCAACCTGCATCATTTGCTTTGAGCACTAAAAAGAAATCGAACATTGATGAAGAGTTTGATGAACTATTTTCATTGAAATAGACTATTTATTAGAAAGATCTAATAATGACCAGTACTGTAATCTACCTTATCACTAATATTGATGGTAATCCATTCAAAGCGTACATTGGAAAAACTACAAATTTTACAGTCAGAAAAGGTACTCACTGGAGTAAGTTTGGAGGTAATATTACTTGTGATATTATTGATGAGGTAGATTCTACAGAAAGGAATGATTGGAAACTCCTAGAGTGTTACTGGATTGAGCAATTTAGACAGTGGGGCTTTTGTCTGATTAATAAAAATAAAGGTGGCGGCGGGTGTGATTACCATAGCGATAAAACCAAGCAGTTTTTATCAGACTTAAAACAAGGTAAAAAACTAGGGAAATATAAAAAACGAAAGGATACTGGATTAGTTAAGGGACCTTTTCCTAAGCAAGCCTGCCAGTATTGTAGTAAGTTGATAGGAACAAACACCCTTCACATGCACGAACTTCAATGTAAACAAAACCCAGACCATCTTTTTATATCTAATGTTAAAAATAGTGTTAGGTATCAGGGAACTAAACGAAGTTCATATAAGAAGGGTATAAAAAAGCCTAATGTAAGTGTAGCGTTAAAAGGTAGAAAAAAGACACTAATAAAATGTCCACATTGTGGTAAAGAAGGAGGCTCTAATATGAAAAGATTTCACTTTGATAATTGTAAACAAAAATAATATATGGTAAAAGAAAAAAAAGCATCTCTCAATGAGAGTGTTTCAAGCGCTTTGAAAGGAACTTTTGATTTGGATAAATTTATATCTTCGAAGAATTTATCAAGTACTTCAATAAAAATGAAAACCCAAACGTGGATACCCCTATCAAAAGCTTTTCAAGATTGCCTATCCATTCCAGGTATACCAATTGGTCATACTACCCTACTAAGAGGTCACTCTGACACAGGTAAAACGACAGCATTATTAGAAGCAGCAGTAAGTGCCCAGAAAATGGGCATCTTACCTGTTTTTATTATTACGGAAATGAAATGGAATTGGGATCATGCTAAGCAAATGGGGTTACAGGTTGAGGATATTCCTGATGCAGATGGAGAAGTATCGGATTACAAAGGTTTCTTTATCTACGTTGATAGAGAAAGGTTAAATACAATTGAAGACGTAGCTGCTTTTATTGCTGATTTATTAGATGAGCAAAAGAACGGTAGATTACCTTACGATTTATTATTCTTATGGGATTCAGTAGGATCTATTCCTTGTAAATTGTCTGTAGAGTCAAACAAGAATAACAATGAGTGGAATGCAGGTGCTATGTCTCAACAGTTTGGTAATTTTATCAACCAGAAGATAGTATTATCGCGTAAGCAAAGTCAACCTTATACTAACACAATGTTAGCAGTGAATAAGATTTGGGTTGCAAAGGCTGANAATATTATGGCACAACCNAAGATGAAGAATAAAGGTGGAGATACAATGTATTTTGATGCCTCCTTAATNATCACATTTGGTAACGTGACTAGTTCAGGNACAAATAAAATTAAAGCAACTAANAACGGTAAGGANATTGAATTTGCTAAGCGTACTAANATTAGCTGTGATAAGAATCACGTTAATGATGTAACATCAGCAGGTAAGGTTATTATGACTGCACATGGCTTTATCGATGACACTAAACCAGCAATAGATGTGTATAAAAAACAACACTCTAAGGAATGGTTGAAGGCTTTGGGAACAACAGACTTTGATGTAGTTATTGAAACGGATGAAGATAATAAAGATATTTTTGATGCTTCGAATGAAGAATAGTATCTTTATAAAAAATTAGTTATGACTAGAATTAATATTGGTATCCCNCCTAAGCANCTTACGAATAAACANGTAATGGCTGAACACAGAGAATTAAAACGTATCCCAAACGTAGTATCAAGAGGTAGGTATAATCTCAAAACTGCACCTCCTCAGTTTACTCTAGGAAAAGGTCACGTATCCTTTTTCTACGATAAGCTAGGTTATTTAAAAAAGCGTTACATTGAGCTTTATGATGAATGTAAAGCAAGAGGCTTCAATGTACAGTGTTATGTAAGTTCTTGGGATGGGGTACCAATTGAGTTGATGAATGATTACACTCCAACTGAAAGAGATATTCAAATAGTAAGTGAGAGGATAGCCGAACGGTTAGCCAATCCCTTAGCAAAACAACGAAAAGATGGATTACAGAAAGATGTTCGAACAGATGGAAAGTGAACCAGTAACAACCCTGCATAGAAATAGCAGGGTTCTTATTGTAGACTCGTTAAATACCTTTCTTCGTAACTTTGTAGCAGTACATCATTTGAATCCAAGTGGTGCTCATATAGGAGGTCTAGGAGGTTTTTTAAAATCAATTGGAGCTGCTATTAGAGATTTAGAACCTACAAGAGTTATATTAGTATTCGATGGACATGGTGGATCAACAAATAAACGCTATCTTTATCCTGAATATAAAGCCAATAGACATATTACAAAGATATCTAACTGGGATGCTTTTGATAACCAAGAAGAAGAGTCTGAAGCAATCACTAATCAAATTATTAGACTTGTACACTACTTAAAATGTTTACCTGTTGACATAATTGCTATTGATAAAATAGAAGCTGATGATGTAATTGGTTACCTAGCTACTAGGTTTCCTGAAAAGGTTACAATTTTATCTACAGATCAAGATTATATACAGTTGGTTTCTGAAAATATTTCTGTATATTCACCTATAAAGAAAACAGTTTATAACCCAGCACAAGTGATAAAGGAATATGGTATTACTCCCCAAAACTTTTTAGTGAGTAAAGTCATACTAGGAGATAAGGGAGATAATGTTCCAGGAGTAAAAGGTATAGGTGCAAAGACTTTACTTAAATTATTTCCTCAACTAGGAAAAGAAGAACAGTTTAGATTAATAACCTTACTAGAACATGCTAAGCAAAACGTGGAAAAGAGTAAGCACTATGGGGACATACTTAACTTTTCTCACCAGTTGGATATTAATAAAAAGCTAATGGATTTATATAATCCAAATGTACCGGAAGAAGATACACAAAAGTTAGACAGGTTAATAAGTAATCCAAGAAATAATTTTGATCCTGTTGTTTTCTTGCAATTATATAAGGAAGATCAATTAGGAAAGACAATATTGAATCCAAATGTTTGGGTCAATGAAA